AAAAAGATTCTATTAAAGTGTTCGTTGATTCAATGTCAGCACAATACTTAATGGGAGCTACTTTAGATTATAAAGAATAAAAATTCAATTCACAATTTGTTATAACAAATCCAGAAGTTAAGAGTACCTGCGGCTGCGGTTCCTCATTTAATGTATAGAGAGAAGAATGATTAAGAAAACAGAATCAAGGATGACCGATGAACGCTCATATTTTAAACCTTTTAATTATCCTTGGGCTTATGATGCATGGCTTAAGCATGAGCAATCTCACTGGTTACATACTGAGGTACCAATGCTTGAGGATGTTAAAGATTGGAAAAAGAAACTTACGAAAGAAGAAAAACAATTTCTCACCCATATTTTTAGATTCTTCACCCAAGGAGATATTGACGTTGCTGGCGGTTATGTTAATAATTATTTGCCTTATTTCCCTCAACCCGAAATACGCATGATGCTTCTTGGTTTCGCTGCTCGTGAGGCATTACATATTGCTGCCTACTCACACTTGATTGAAACTCTAGGTTTGCCTGATACAACCTATAACGAGTTTATGGAGTATGCACAGATGAAAGAGAAACATGACTATGTTATGAACATTTCTGGTCAGAATACTACCAAAGAAAATACAGCAACACATATTGCCGTGTTTTCCGCATTTACTGAAGGTATGCAGTTGTTCTCATCATTCATTATGTTGTTAAACTTCCCACGCCACGGCAAGATGAAAGGTATGGGTCAGATTGTTACTTGGTCTATTGTTGATGAAACACAACACACCGAGAATATGATTAAATTATTCCGCACATACATAGAAGAAAATCGTGAAATTTGGAACGATGAATTAAAAGGCAGACTATACACTATTGCTGAACGCATGGTGGAATTGGAAGATAAGTTTATCGACCTTGCATTTGCAATGGGAGAAATGGAAGACTTATCTGCTGAAGATGTTAAAAAGTATATTCGTTATATTGCCGACCGTAGATTAATTTCTTTAGGACTCAAAGGTCAGTTTAAAGTGAAAAGGAATCCTCTACCGTGGGTAGAAGAAATGATTAACGCACCAACACACACAAACTTCTTTGAAAATAGAGCAACCGATTATGCAAAAGGTGCTTTGTCTGGAAATTGGGGTGATGTTTGGGCTCATTAAGGAACAAATGTATATACTACTATACACACTAATAGTTACACAAATTACAATATTATGCGTCACTCTATATCTACATCGTTGTCAAACACATAGAGGTATTTCGATACATCCAATACTAAGTCACTTTATGAGATTTTGGTTATGGATGACTACTGCGATGGTTACTAAACAATGGGTTGCTATACATAGAAAACACCATCAGTATAGTGACCAAGAGGGCGACCCACATAGTCCAAAAGTCTTTGGTATTAAGAATATATTATTTCGTGGTGTTTATTATTATTATCTTTGTGCAAAAGATGCCAGAATGACTTTATCTTATGGTAAAGGAACACCAGATGATTGGATAGAAAAAAATATATATTCAAAATATAATTATGTTGGTGTTAGTTTGATGTTATTAATTGACATCTTACTTTTTGGTTGGTACGGACTAATAGTTTGGTTAATACAAATGTTGTGGATTCCATTTTGGGCAGCAGGTGTTATTAATGGTCTTGGCCATTTTTCTGGTTATCGTAATGGAGAAACCAGAGATAACTCACGCAATATATTTCCTTTAGGTGTTTGGATTGGCGGTGAAGAACTACACAATAATCACCATTTAGATCCAGCAAATCCAAAACTAAGTAAACGTTGGTTTGAATTTGACATTGGTTGGTTTTGGATAAAAATATTCAGTTATGCGAAGTTAATAAAGATAAAAGAAAGTTCACAATGACTCATAAACAATTATCGGGAGAATGTCTAAGTTGTGAATCAACTTATTCGGTATCATATATGGAAGAAATGGTCTCACAAGATTTACCTGAAATCTGTCCGTTCTGTGGAGAACAAATCGAAGAATTATCCGAGGACTATATAGAGGATGATGACGATGATATGGACAATAAGGAATGGGACTAAACTGGCAATATAATGGTAAAGATTTTACGGAAGACTTGATTGGTAATAATTACGGGTTCGTGTATCAGATAACTAATCTGACGAATGGTAGAAAATACATAGGCAAGAAATTTTTTTATTCTGCCAAAACCAAACAGGTCAAAGGTAAAAAGAAGAAGTTTAAGGTATCAAGTGATTGGCAAACTTACTATGGAAGTAGTGACATTCTTAAGCAAGATGTGTTACAATTAGGTCACGATAAATTTAATCGTGAAATATTACATCTTTGCCAATCTAAAGGTGAATGTGGTTATCTTGAAGCAAAAGAACAATTTGTCCGTGGAGTAATGGAAACGGATGATTACTACAACACATGGATTATGGTAAGAGTAAGAAAATCACACATCAAGGACTATAATGTTAGACTTCTTAAAGCCAATGAAGAAAGAACCGTTTGACTTCTTAACATTTTTAGAAGGTGAAGAAGAAGGAGAAATATCCATCATTGGTACCGAATATGTTGATCCAGGAGAACCACTAGATATTGGTTTGATGGGAGATAACTCCTATCATATTGTATTATTCAGAGACCATGAAAGCGATAAAGATAGGTATGGTAATGTTGATTCATTTGATGCCGTGTTGTCCGATCCGTTGGAATATATTTCCAACTTAATAACTACCGGTTGGTATGGTATAATTGCTAGAAAAACAACCACATCAGCTCCAATCATCAAAAGAATGCTTGACAAATTTGATCCAAACGTGTAAAATGGAGTTTTGAAACTATTGAAAGTTTGGTATGATTCTCGTTGATTTAAATCAAGTGTTGTTGTCTGGCCTAATGGCACAGATATCCAACCAAAAAGGTGTAAAACTAGATGAAGGTTTAGTAAGACACTTAATTCTTAATATTCTCCGTATGCACATTCGTAATTTCCGTAAAGAATACGGTGATGTTGTATTATGTTGTGATAATCGTAAGTATTGGCGTAAAGATTATTTTCCGTTCTACAAAGCTGGTCGAAAGAAAACCCGTGAAAAATCTGATTTGGATTGGCATTTGATTTTCGATATGTTGGCAAAGTTTAAAGTAGAACTAAAAGAAAACTTTCCATACAAAGTAATTGATGTTGAGGGCGCCGAAGCAGATGATATTATTGGAACACTAACACCAATTTATTCTGCACATGAAAAGATTTTGATTCTTTCTAGTGATGGCGACTTCTTACAATTACAGAATTACAAAAATGTGAAACAATATAATCCAGCACAAAAGAAATATGTCGTATCTGAAAATCCTATTATGGACTTAAAAGAGAAGATTATTCGTGGTGATAAAGGTGACGGTATTCCTAATATATTCTCACCTGCCGATTGTTTTGTTCGTGACCTTAGACAGAAACCAATCACTAAAGGCACACTAGAAAAACTTATGAATGAAAGTTATCTGGAACAAGATGAAACGGTTAAAGCTAATTTTATGCGGAATGCCACATTAATTGATTTGACTTTCATTCCTGTTGAGATTAAAGAAAAAATCATAAATACATATGAAGAAACAAAACCGGCATCTCGCCAAAAGTTGTTGAACTATTTTATAGAACATAAACTGAAAAATTTAATGGATGTAATCGAGGAATTTTGATGAAAAACATATACGAAGTATTTGATGAATTTGAACGGGCAACGAATAAACAAGAAAGATTACAAGTAATTGAAAAGAATCTTTCCAAAACATTAGTGGATGTATTACAATTCACTTACCATCCAAAATGCAAATGGAAAGTAAAGGATATGCCCGAGAATTATAAATCTCCTAACACAATTGCAGGTATGTCGAGGTGCCAACTTTCTACTGAAATTAGAAAATTATATCTGTTTCAGGAAGGTCATCCAGAAGCAGAAAAATTATCACCAAGAAAACAAAACGAATTACTCATTCAGTTGTTGGAATCGATTGAACCCCGTGAAGCAGAAGTTATTGTTGGTATCTTTAAAAAAGACCAAGGGGTAAAAGGTTTAGATTATAAATTTGTAAAAGAGGCTTTCCCAAATCTATTACCTTAAATGTTAAAAAAAGAAAAAATAATAATAATAGCAGGTGAGTTTGACCCATTAGATGCTGATGAGGTCAGACTTTTAAAAAAATGTAAGCGTAAATGTGATTGGCTTGTGGTTGGTGTTCATTCAGATTGGTGGATGATGTATGCTCGTGGAGGTTACACACAAACATATAATGTTCGCCGTGAGATAGTTTCCAATCTAAGATGTGTTGATGAAATATTCTCTTTTAACGATTCTGATGGCACAGTCTGCCAACTTCTAAAATTAGTAAAAATTTGTTATCCAGATGCGGACATTACATATGTTTCAAATATGGATATGCATAATATGCCAGAAACTAAAATTCGAGGCATAACATTTGAAACCATGAAATAGGAGAAGTAAGTGTCAAAGTTTGTAGGTAAGTTTCGTAAAAACAAAGAGTATAATGATGATTACAATTACACTCATAGTAAACACCGTAATGAACACGCTGAGATTAAAAAGTTATTAACTCAGTATGAGGAAGAATCATTATTAGAGGAAACTGAAACATCAGAATCCGATTTTTCACCTAATGAGAAATATTAAGAATACCACACAATTCTGATTTTTTTATTATAAGTAGGTATGTCCGCCTTTGAAACAAGGCTTTGGTAATACTGTTGTACCAAAACAACAAAACACTTGACTTTTCACGCAGACTATCGTATAATGGTTTCTCCAAGTCGGAGATTACATTATGATGATATACGGTTACATTCCAAAATCAAAAAAACGCAAAGTTCCAAAAGTCGTGCAACAACGTCACGAAGAATGGTTAAAATCAATTTCCCAAATACCACGGATTTGCAATAAATCCATTTCCAAAACGGTAATTAAAACATTACCATTTCCTAAAATTCCTGCTGGTCGGGAAACTCCCCAATGTCTTTCCATTGATACAGGTTTTATACCTTGTACCAAGAAAACCCAACATTCATATACAGGCGAAAAGATGAGAGGTGTGGCAACAATGCACAAGTCTAATGCTGTTCCTGTATTTACCGATAATGAAGCAAAAGAAATTTCGAGTATGAGGAGATAAAATGCAAGTACCGAAAGGTTGGACAGTAGAAGATTGGCAAGATTATGAGGATTATTTTAATTCTTTGACTTGCCAAGAACAAGAAATTGAGTTACAATCCATGAAAGCACTCGGAGAAGCAAAAGTGAGTGGTAAAAATGTAGTTGTTATAGACCAATATTATGAAATGTGAGAAATTATGTTAATGCAATGGGAAGAAACACAGATACATAGAGGTATCGATGAGATTATGTTCAATATGCGACATATTCCAGCAGATGATGTAGCGTATTTTTTAGTAAAATTCAATCCGAAACTTGCGGAAGAATTAGTTGCATCGTTGGAACAACAAATTTTCGATAAAAATGAAGGAAGTAAGCATGAATGAGCAAAATCAACCATTAATTTTTAATGCCCGAGCGGATGATGAAGAAATTCCTGCTTGGAAACGCTTGGATATTGTAACCCGTAAGTGGGCTGCACTATCAGGAATGGAAAAAGACCTTTCCGACTACCAAAAACGCAAGGAATTGTATCAATAATCGATGTTGTTGCTAGGAAACAACACTTCCAAACAAATTTCTTGACGGATTCTAGGACTCCTGTATAATGGTACTATATTAATACGGAGAAGCTATGGAATTATTAGAATCTAAATCACTACTAGCCAAATTGATGGCAACCGAGAACCTTGTTGTAGAACAACGTAAGGTTCCTACTGCTATGTTCGATGTCAAAAATCGTATTTTGACAATTCCAGTTTTAGATGAAAAAATTAATGGTCATACTTATGACCTTTTTGTTGGCCACGAAGTTGGTCATGCTCTCTACACTCCTATGGAAGGTATGCTCAAAGCACGAGCAGAAAAAGTAAACGCTTCCATTCTCAATGTCGTAGAAGATTCTCGCATTGAACGCAAAATCAAATCCAAATATCCTGGTCTCCGTAGTTCTTTTGTTAAAGCATATAAAGAATTATCGGACAAAGATTTCTTTGGTACAAAAGGAATTGACCTCAATGAGATGAATTTTATTGACCGTGTAAACCTACATTGTAAAGGTGGTGCAATTCTTGGTATTAAATTTGATGCCGAAGAAAAAGCATTACTTAACGATGTAGAAACTACACAAACTTATGATGAGGTAATCGAAGTTACTAAACGGATTACCGAATTCATGGAACAAAAAGAAGAAGAGCGTAAAGCAAATCAACCAGAAGAAGAATTTGATGAAGTTGATGAAGATGAGGAATCTGATGGTTTTGGTAATTGGGATGATTCTGCTGACTTTGATGAAGAAAGCGAAGAACAAGATGATAAAGATGGCCAATCTAGTCAGAGTGATTCAATAGAAGGCGAAGAAAAAAATGAAGATGACGAACTAATCAATAGTGATGACCGATTCAATTATGATGAAGTCGAAGAAGATAAGGTTCGTTCTTTCACCGATGATGCCTTCAAACAAAATGAGAAAAAACTCTTTGCTGAAAATGCGAAGAATTACCTCTATGCCAACATTCCAGAATTCGACACTAAAAAAGGTATTTTGACTTATAAAGCTCTGTATAAAAAATATAGAGAACATATCGTTGAATGGCCTTCAGAAGCTACCCGTTCCAGTAATGAAAAATATCAAAAATTACGCCGTGAAACAAACAAGGTGGTTTCTTACCTTGTCAAAGAATTTGAATTGCGTAAAAATGCCGACCAGTTAAAACGGGCTTCTACTGCCAAAACTGGCGACCTTGATATGAAGAAGATTTTTTCTTATCAATTTAGTGAAGATATTTTCAAAAAGATTTCGGTTGTGCCGAATGGTAAATCACATGGTCTTGTAATGTTCCTTGACTGGTCTGGTTCTATGTCTGACCATATTGAGAATACTGTAAAACAATTACTCTCATTGGTAATGTTTTGCAAGAAAGTAAATATTCCTTATGAAGTATATGCTTTTGCAACACCAGAATCTCACGCATCACACGATTATACAATTACTCCTAAACATGGTGATTTACAAGCAAGAAATTTTTATCTGATGAATCTATTATCAAGTAAAATGACTGCTGGTGAATTTACCTTTGCAGCCACTTCATTGGTTCGTTGGTCTGGAAGTCCTCGCTATATTCCACATTGGATGGGAATGGGTGGCACACCATTAAACGAAGCTACTATTGCTGCTATGGAAATTGTTCCTGAGTTTCAGAAATATTATAAATTACAAATTGTAAATGCTGTATTTTTGACTGATGGTGAAGGACACACAATTCGTAGTAAATATGAATTTGATACTGTATCTGGTAGAATGGGTTCTAAAGGTCATGAATATGTTTACGGTTCTAAGGCAGAAAATGGTATGATTATTCGTGATCCTAAAACCAAACACCAAGAGGTTATAGAAAATATATATAATTGTGCTTCACATACATCTGCTTATGTTAAACTATTAAAATCTCGAACAAATTGTAATGTGCTTGGTTTCTATGTAATTTCTGGCCGTGAATTTAATCGTAAAATGTATGAATTTTATCCACGCTCGGTTGACTTTGAGAAAATCAAAGTAACCTTTCGTAAGAATAAATTTGCAGTCATTGAAACTGCCGGTTTTGATGAGTATTATGTTCTCCGTTCTGAAGCATTAGATACAGAAGAAGGTACTACTTTTGAAGTAAGAGAAAATGCCACTACCCGTGGACTTGTTTCGGCTTTCAGTAAATATGCTGGTGGTCGAGTTACTAACCGTGTTGTTCTAAACAGATTTATAGGAATGATATCATGATTCAAGAAATTGTAACATTTATGGGTGCCCAAGGACACCGTATTGCCGAAATTGGCTTCCTTGCAACTTGTGTGGTGACACCGTTTTACATTGTTGATTTTATTGATACTGTAACTGGTTCACACCTCACTAAATTTTTTAATAATGAAGAAGAAGCCGAAGAAGCAGCTAAACTGTTTGCTTTTGATGGCATTTTAGAGGAAACAAAATGAAACCTGATTTGATTGTAGAAAACGGAAATAGAGTGGTTGATATTTTTAATCGACAATCTCACTACACTATTGAACACTATGAGAATGGTGAATGGCGTATGGTAAAAACTGCAACAACATTGAATGAAGCTAAATTAATTGCCGAACAATATGTTGGTCCTTCAACCCCTACTTTATTGAATGAAAATGCGTGATATTATAGAAGCGGATGATTTTGATCCTAAAAAGATTTATGACGATATGGTTAAAAGAGCACAACAAGCAAAAGCTTGGTATGTGCATTGTTATATTGAAGAAGAATGGATGCCTAAAGGCCAACCATTACCTTTTGACCTTTCTATTAAAGATGGATTGTTTACTTGTCGTGTTGTTTGCACAACTTACACAGAAGCGCAAACGATTGTTGCAAATGTTTTACCTGTGATTAAATTTATTGAAGATCCAAATGAATGAACAAACAAAAGAAGCACTATTAATTTTACAAGAAGAATGTGCAGAAGTAACCCAAGCAATTTCAAAAATATTTCGTTTTGGTATGGATACACAATGGCCACAAGGAGCACCAACTAACAAATGGAAATTGGAAGAAGAAGTTGGTGACCTTTTGGCTATGGTTGATATTCTAATTGAAAACGGAACTTTATCAGATTCATATATCAATCAAGCAAGAAAAAACAAGAGAACAAAATTAAAAGAATGGTCAAGTTTTAACTGATGGATATTAGGGAATTATTACAACATTTAAAAAAAATCAGATGTTGGACTTTTGAGGGAACCATGGCAAGAAATTTGCTTACCGAATTAATTGACCACCTCCAGAAACAAGTTCCAAAATAGCGTTGTATGGAAACAACAGTCATGTTGCCATCCTCCGTGGTTCGTGTATAATGGTACCAACAATTGAGAAGGAGTTTTATTATGGGTTTTTATAAAAGTATGGTAATTGACATTATTGATGATTATGCTCGAGGCGAGAGTGAATTTCAACTGGCACAAAAATATGATTTGCCTGTTGAAAAAATCCAAGATGTTATTGAACAATATTATAATATTGCAGACGAGGCTGTATAATGACTAAGACTGGCGAAAAACTTTTAAAGATTCTTCCTTATATTGAAGAATATCAAAGACACCTTGAAAGTAATTATCAAAGCTTTGGTCGTGATTGCAAATTCAAAAACGATTTAGGATTTGCTACAGGTTTCGAAGCAGGATCCAAGTATGTTAAAATATTTCATTTTTACAATAATGGTACCAGCAGTCAAAGGTCTTGCCATTCATTTGTAGATTATGAAGGCAATATTTGGAAAGCAGCCAGTTGGAAATCACCAGCGAAGAATTTTCCCCGTGGTAATGTAATCAATAAAGATTATGCCACAATCCGTTGGACTGGTTGTTAATTATTTGTATATTGCTTGTGATTCTTTGATTTTACCATTTCTGGCCAAATCAGCGGCATACTTGGCTTCTGCCATGTCGAGTAAGAATGACCAGATTTGTTTGATGATTGACATAATGCTTCCTTATTAGTGTTACTACTATTAGTGTTTATACTAATATATATGTTGGGGTGTGTTACAATTTGATGACATTGGTATATTTTTTTTGAAGCATTGACTGTGGTCAATTTTTGTAGTATAATTTGAATGTAGTATAACCTTATGGAGATTTAAAGTGAAGAAGTATCTTTTGTTATTGCCTTTGTTGTTATTGCCAGCTTGTGCATCACAACCCCCACAAGTTTCAGGATATGAAAAAGTGGAACGAATGGAACGCCGTGATGTTATTCGTGGTGTTACTGAATGTGAAGAAGCTGATATGAAACCTTATGTTGAGTATGTTACACAAGTAACCGCTCATGGCAAGGTATTAGTGCCTATCAATGTGCATTGTGATCCTGTCCGTAAGAAGTAATCATGGACTACACTCAAATTCTAACCACCTTAGGAATTACTCAAGGTAGATTAGAAACTATTATCATCTTTACGGTGATTGCCATTGGTATTGGACTTATTTGTGTCCTGTATTGGAAGTTCCTAATGGCAGGTTTCTTTGCCTTGGTTCTGATATTCGTATTTTCTCGCCACGAACCGGATATTGCTGTGGTGGCAAAATCATCTTCAACACCTACAATTGTTGAGGAACTGAATACACCACCTCCTGTGGCAGAAGTAAAACCCGAAGTTAAACCTGTGGAATCTAAACAGATAAGTAAAGCAGAACAAGAGTTTATGGAAGATTGTTTATCTCTTGCTGACAAAAAATCTATCTGTGAGGATTTATGGAAACAAAGAACTCAATAGCAGAAATAATTACCTTAGTAATATTTGGAATTATACTGATTTCATATATTATATGGCAACATCAATATGAAATAAAATCGAGGGTCGTGGTTTATGATTGTTCTATTGCAGAAATCTCCCCTGATTTTCCTGTAAGTGTGAAAGAAGAATGTAGAAAAGCGAAAAATGACCGAAGAACAAATCAAACATCTAAATGAATTGGTAGCAAAGACTACTAAACGAGCACAATCATATGCCATCATGTTAAGTCATGTGGCGAATATTCAAAACCCACTCATTGTAGAAACGGGTTGTGCCAGAAAAGAAGATAACTTTGATGGTGATGGAATGTCAACCGTCATCTTTGATACTCTCGTAGATTATCATGGTGGTGACTTCTATTCTGTGGATATTAATCCTGACAATGTAAGATTTGCAGAAAAGAACACCAAGAAGGCCAGAGTTTTCTGTGGTGATTCGGTTGCTTATCTTCACAATCAAAATAAGACATGGGTATCACAAGGCCGTAAAATTGATTTACTGT